AGAACATACTCTTGAGAGAATGGATAGCCGTATGCTATCTATGGGTGGAACAATAATACTGTTCCTGGCGGGTGTAATTGTTACACTCTTAAATATGGGAGCTGTGTAATGGGATATAAGAAAAAGCCAAAAAGAAAACTACCTAAACGTGGGCAAAGAGCCTCAACTAATAGGCGTACTAGGGGAAAGAAATAATGGAAATATACGAAAAACGTGGACGATGGGTAGTTGTACAAGGAGCTAGAACTTACAAGTTCGCAACAGAAGCTGAAGCTAAAGAAGCCTTTGGGTTTACAGCACGTCCAGAAGTACTAGACGCTTTACATAAGGTGACCTCGGAGTATGCAAATACTTTAAAGGAGCTTGATGATGGCGAAGAAGAAAAGTAGTAAACTTAAAAGAGCCGGAGTATCCGGTTTCAATAAGCCAAAGCGTACTCCAAGCCATAAGAAGAAATCACATATTGTTGTGGCTAAAGTTGGTACTAAAACTAAAACAATTCGTTTCGGCCAGCAGGGAGCTAAAACGGCAGGGAAGCCGAAGGCTGGTGAATCCGCAGCAATGAAAGCAAAACGTAAGTCTTTCAAAGCGCGTCACGGCAAGAATATAGCTAAAGGCAAAATGTCGGCGGCGTATTGGGCAGATAAAGTCAAATGGTAAAACTTAACGCAGCAAGAGATAAGATCGTAGCTTCTTTCAATGACAGGTGGGAGTATAGGCTAGATAAAGAGCAATATGGTGCTAAAGATGCTTGGAGGATCATTAGATATACAAATCCTAAGGGTAAGTACGTTGGAGATTGTGAGGATTATTCACTATCTATACTCTGGAGACTAACTGGTCAAAGCGACTGGAAATTCTGGTGGTCACTTATCACAAGAGAGTCTGGAATCTGTTTAGTTGGTCCAAGTAAGTGGAAAGTATCTCACGCAGTACTAAGATATAAAGGAGAGTACGTTGATAATTGGACAAGAGAGTTTGGTCCTAAATCAGCGATTGAAAAGAATCATACGTTCCATGCAATTTTTGGACATGGCTTACTTTATATGACAGTTGTTAAGATGGTGATGAGTAAGATAACAAGGATTATAAAAAGAACATGAGCGATCCTACAGAATTTCATCCAGCTGACTCTAACGGAGACGGTGCTGTATCGGCTGAAGAGCACAAGATGTACATGGACGCAAAAAGAAAAGAATTAGAAGATGCTGATGCAATGCGAGACGCACAACGAAACATGGCTTGGTTTGCCCTAGGCGGAATGTTGTTGTATCCGTTTGCAGTAGTAATAGCCGAACTTGCGGGTCTTTCCAATGCATCAAAAACATTAGGAGACATGGCTCCCACCTACTTTGTAGCGGTGGCAGCAATAGTAGCGGCTTTTTATGGCAAAGAGGCGTATTCAAAAGGTAAATAAGATGGAAATGTTAGTTGATTTAGCGGTAAGTTTTTGGCAGTGGTCGGTACTTATAGTACTAGTTCTTACTGGATTTGTTGTAAACAAGTTTGATAAAGGAGAGCAGGCACCTAGAGTAGAGTTTAAGTATTCTTCGATGCCTAAGATGCAGCCTGTTCCTATTGCAACAGCCAGCAAAGGTTTTTGGGGTGGCATACTAATGTGGCTTCTAACTGTTCGTAAGTGGCAAATCTGCGAAGATTTTCACTATAGTTTAGGTGGGGTCGACTACATAATCCCTAGCGGTTTTATCTTTGATGGAGCTTCAGTACCTAAGTTTTTAGCAACTTTCCTATCTCCTGTAGGAGTATTACTAATGGGTGGCCTAGTTCATGACTATGGATACAAGCATGCCACTCTTAAAAAGAAAGATGGTACAACCATTGGTCCACAAGACCAGAAGTATATGGATACAATTTTCCGTGATGTATGTATTGAAGTAAACGGATTTAAAGTATTAAACTACCTTGCATTCTGGACTCTGCGTTTAGCAGGCTTCGTAGCATGGAACGGACATAAAAAGCGGGGTACTCATGAAATATCTAAGTAAGATTATGAAAGAAAGAACCTCTTTAGACGGTGCATTAATTATTGGAGTATGTGGTAGTGCTATACTCTTAGGCGGCTTAGTAAAGTGGGCAGCTTGGGCAGGACTAGCATACGGCATATGGACACTACTAAACACTGAAGATTAGAGGGCAACATGGCAGTAGAAGTAAGCAGACGAGATATACTCTCCGACCAAATTTACGATTTACAATCTGATACAAGGTTCTTAAAACTCCCAGTACCTCCTTATCTGGAGTTGCTGGGTATTGAAGCACTACCTTCACAAATGGCAATCATAAATGCCATCAACAATCCTAAGTATAGGTTTGTGTGTGCCGCCGTTTCTCGGAGGCAGGGCAAAACCTATATAGCTAATATTATTGGTCAACTTGTGTCTCTAGTACCAGGTTCCAATATCCTCATTATGTCACCTAACTATGCCTTGTCTCAGATTTCTTTTGATTTACAAAGAAATTTGATTAAGCATTTTGACTTAGAAGTTACTAAGGATAATGCAAAAGATAAGGTTATTGAAATATCTAATGGTTCTACTATACGCATGGGTTCTGTTAATCAGGTTGACTCTTGCGTTGGCCGTTCCTATGATCTTATTATCTTTGACGAAGCAGCACTAGCCGATGGTAAAGATGCCTTCAACGTAGCACTCCGTCCCACACTAGACAAACCAAATTCAAAAGCACTTTTCATTTCAACACCAAGGGGTCGCAATAACTGGTTCTCAGAATTCTTTTATAGAGGATTCTCTGATCAGTTTGAAGAGTGGTGCTCTATTCGAGCAACGTACAAAGACAATCCTCGTATGTCAGAATCTGATATATCAGAGGCAAGAAAGTCTATGTCAGAAGCAGAGTTTAAGCAAGAGTATGAAGCTGACTTTAATACTTATGAGGGGCAGATCTGGAGTTTCAACTTTGAAGAAAACGTACAAGACCTGTCTCAGTTTGATACTAGTAAGATGGATGTGTTCGCGGGGTTGGACGTAGGTTTCAAAGACCCTACCGCAATGTGTGTAATTGCGTATGATTGGGATACTGATAAGTTCTACTTAGTAGACGAATATTTAAATAACGAGAGAACTACTGAGCAACACGCAGTAGAGATACAGAAACTTATACAGCGATGGGATATTGACTTTATATACATCGATTCCGCTGCTCAGCAAACAAGATTTGACTTTGCACAGAACTACGATATTTCTACTATTAATGCAAAGAAGTCCGTACTCGATGGTATAGGTCATGTTGCAAGTATTGTTGACAATGGCAAACTGTTTGTCGATCAACAATGTAAAGAATCTCTTACTTGTTTAGATTCTTATCAGTGGGATCCAAACCCAAACCTTGCAAGGGAAAAACCGAAGCACAACATGGCTTCGCACATGGCAGATGCAATTCGGTACGCACTATATTCATTTATAACTGCGAATGTATCCTTCTAACGACACCTGCTGAAAAATAGTTATTGACAACATACCCTAAACTAGATATAATTCTTCTAATGAAAAATCAAGAGCCGAGCCAAAATGCCCAAGTTAAAACGTGATGTTGTAAAGTATGTACGGGATAAGGCAAAGTCTAAGTATAATAAAGGTTCGGCTTGTCAGATTTGTGACGAGACAGAGCAGTTAGATTTTCACCATTTTTATAGTTTAACGCCCTTGTTAAATCAATGGCTTGTTAAAAACAGACATAACCCCGAGTACATACAAGCACTGCGGGATGACTTTATAGAAGAACATTCTGCCGAGCTGTACGATCATACTGTGACACTTTGTCATACGCATCATCTACTGCTACACTCAATTTATGGTAAAGATCCTTCGTTAGGTACTGCAAAGAAGCAGATGCGATGGGTAGAGATTCAAAGAGAAAAACATGGCTTGGTATGATAAATTATTAGGTAGGACCGTAGAAGCTGAGGAAAAGTTAAATCCTGGTCAGCGTTTTATGGGCACTGGTGTAGCACCTTCTAAAGAGCCTAGTTTCAGCTATGAAAAAGCTTATGAGGATCTAGAAGTTGTTAACCGTGGCGTGAACATGATCGTTGACGACGTAGCAGAAATCCATACTTTAGTATCTAAAGATAACACCTTTCGAGGAGTTGTTCCAGGTATTAAACGTGCCAAGGTAGAGAGACTTTTAAATAAGTCACCTAACCCTTATCAAGACATCAATAGCTTTAAGCGTAATCTTATTACTGACTTTATTATTGATGGAAACATTTTTATGTACTTTGATGGAGCACATCTATATCATCTACCTGCCACTGACGTAACTATCCACTCTAGTAAAGATACTTATATAGATCACTTTTCTATGCACGATATTAAATTTAGTCCTGATGAGATTATTCACGTTAAAGAAAACTCTTTTCATTCTATTTATCGTGGTGTACCTCGTTTAAAGCCTGCTTTAAGAACTATGATTCTTATGAAGAATATGCGAGCTTTTCAAGATAACTTTTTTAAGAACGGAGCAGTGCCAGGTTTAGTACTAAAGTCACCTAACACTCTTTCGGACAAGATTAAAGAGCGTATGATTGGTGCCTGGCAGCAAAGGTATAGTCCTGATTCAGGCGGTCGACGCCCTCTTATCCTAGATGGTGGAATTGAAGTAGATGCTATCTCCAATATAAATTTTAAAGACTTAGATTTTCAAAGTGCTATTTCAGAGAATGAAAAGATTATTTTAAAGGCATTAGGCATCCCTCCAATTATGATGGATTCTGGTAATAATGCTAACATTCGCCCAAATATGCGACTTTACTATTTAGAGACTATACTTCCTATCGTTAGAAAAATTAATTATGGGCTTGAAAGATTTTTTGGTTTTGAACTAAGTGAGGACATTACTAATATTCCTGCTTTGCAGCCAGAGCTACGAGACTCCTCTGCATATTATACTTCATTAGTAAATGGAGGTATTATTACCGCAGCAGAAGCAAGAGACCGTCTAGGCTTTGAGCCTATTGAAGGTACAGAAGAAATTCGCGTTCCAGCAAATATTGCTGGTTCTGCAACTAACCCCGACGAAGGCGGAAGGCCTGTCGAAGAAACGGAGGAATAATGGGAAGCATGAGACAAAGAGGTAAAGTCCTCGAAGCAGTATCAATGGTTATGTTAGAAGAGGGTAAAGTCCTTACTAAGCATGACTACGAACATATGGAAACACGAACTCCTGTAAGAGCAGGTATTGTACTAAATCATTTTGGAAGTTGGAGCCGTATGTTAGCTATTATGGAAACGAATCTTCCCGAAGTGTGGGCACAGATTAAGCTTAAGGAGAATCCTCCACCAAAGCCTAAGCCTGTACCGCCTAAAGCACCAAAGCCCTCACCAAAGCCTGCACCTAAAGCTGCGGTCAAGCCTGCTCCGGCAGTAAAACTGGAGAAGTAAGATGAATAAAATCTTTAATCTCACATCTACTTTTAAGGCCGTCGAAAGCGACGATGGATCTGTAATGATTCGAGGTATGGCTAGTACAGTCGACTTTGATCGCGCAGGTGACTCCATTTCCGCTGAAGCATGGCAAAAAGGTGGATTAAAGAATTTTGAGAAAAATCCAATAATTCTATTTAATCATGATTATGATAGACCTATTGGTCGAGCCACCGGGATGAAAGCGGGACCCGATGGACTAGAGTTGGAATGCAAAATAAGCAAAAGTGCCCCTGGCAATGTTGCTGAACTTGTTAAAGACGGTGTTCTTGGAGCCTTTTCTGTCGGTTTCAGAGTCAAGGATGCTGATTACCTAAAAGAAACCGATGGACTAATGATTAAGGACGCTGAGTTGTTTGAGGTTTCGGTTGTTTCCGTACCTTGTAATCAAGCAGCTACTTTTTCGCTCGCGAAGTCTTTTGATTCCACTGAGGAATACGAAGCCTTCAAAAAAACTTTCACTAATCGTGTAGATCTAGCAGGTCAGTCTCTGGCTAAGAATGAAGATATTACTTCGGAAATAGCTAGTGACCACACACCTAAAAGCGCGGAATTATCCGCAGATCAGGAGATCAAGATGGACAATCAAAACATCGACTTGGAAGCTTTTGCAAAAAAGGTAGCTGACGAAACAGCCGCTAAAATCGCAATGAAGCAAGCCGAGCAAAAAGCAGCTGAGAACGTAGAGGCTACAAAAGCTCAAGAAGCCGCATCTTTTATTGAAGCACAAGATATCAAAGTTAAGACTGGAATTCAGTCTGGCGTTGATGCTCTTATGGCTGACGTACAAGCACAACTCACCGCTAAAGACGCAAAGATCGACGAAGTTATGGCCAAGTACGGCAAAGACCTCGAAGAGAAGCAAGCTGAAATCACAGCTATGCAAACTAGCAAGAAGACTTTTTCTGATCGTTCTGGAAAAGGCGACGTATCTAAGTGGGGTCAAGATTTCTTGAAAGCTCACCTATTGGGTGTTATGACCAACAAAGGTATGAACACTGCTTTTGCTCGTGACTTGCAAGAAAAAGCTGGTATTGATTATACTACTGCAGCCGCTGACATTGATCAGGAAGTTTCTAATCTCATCGAGAAAGAAATTCAGAATGAGTTGAAAGTAGCTCGTTTGTTCCGTGAAATGCCTGTAAATGGTGCAGCTACTGTACTACCAATCCAGCCAGACGTAGACCCTGCTGTATTCCAGACAGGTGCTGCCGCAGCTGGTAACCTAGAGAACCGTGGAGCATCTAATGTTACATTCCAACCTAAGCAAGTTATTCTTAATGCTTATCGTTTGATCTCTAGTTCTTTCATGGACAACAACGTAGACGAGCAGGTCCTCATTAACTTGATGCCTATGCTTGTTGAGTCAGTTGCTCGTGCACACGGACGCGCAGTAGAGAACGCTATCGTCAACGGTTCTGGTTCAATTACTGGTCTTGACGGCTATGCAGCTGCTCACGGTACTACTTTGGACGTATCTGACGGTACTCGCCTAACTTCAGCGTTGCTATTAGCAGCTCGTGAAGGCATGGGTAAGTATGGTGTTAACCCAACTGACATGGCTTACATTGTAAGCAATGACGGATTCTACGACCTATTGAACGATGCTAACTTCCAGACTCTGGATGAAGTTGGTAGTGATTTAGCAGCTCGTATAACTGGTACTATTGGAGCCGTTTACGGTACTCCAGTAATCGTATCTGAAGAGTTTGCAGCTCCTGCAGTTGGTGTTCCAGCAGCTCTTGCTGTTAACACTCGTAACTATGTAATTCCTCGTTTAGGCGGTGTAACCGTCGAGCAGGACTACGAAGTTATGAATCAGCGTCGAGTAATCGTTGCTAGCCAAGCTCTTGGATTTGAAGAGTTGGTAGCTGGTGCAACTGGTGCTGAGCCTGTTGTCAAGATTGACTACATAGCTTAATACTTAAAAGTATAGAAACGAGGGGGAGTATATTCTCCCCTAAGTTTTTACTAATGGACTTATAAATGGCAAATTTAATAACTTTAGATGATTATAAAA